CCCAGAACGCATCGAACAACGCTGACGTAGTGCGCTTGATGGCAAACGAGATTCCCTGCGGCGAATACACCAGCGCACAGAGTGAAATGGGCATCTGGTACATTGAAAAGGGTGTGGGCTATACGTGCCGAATTTCAGTGCCGCCAGAGCCTGGACGCTTTGTAGGCCAGATCACAGTAGGCTGGGCATCACCGCCAGATAATTTAGAGAAGACCCGCGCAATGCTTCAAATCGCAGCAACCATGTTATCAAGGAGTAAACAATGATTGGACTCGACGCGCTCTTAAACGTGGGCGGTAAGCTCATTGACAAACTGATCCCTGACCCAGAAGCCAAAGCCAAGGCGCAATTTGAATTGACCAAAATGGCGCAAGACGGCGAGTTAGCCAAGATGGCAAACGACACGGACTTGTACAAGACCGAGCAGAACAACCTGACTGACCGCTTGAAATCGGACATGAGCAGCGACTCTTGGCTGTCCAAGAACATCAGGCCCATGACGCTGGTCGCCATCTTCATCGGCTATTTCGTGTTTGCCATGATGAGCGCCTTCAAACTGGACGCCAACGAGGTCTACGTCACCCTGCTGGGCCAGTGGGGCATGCTTGTGATGAGTTTCTACTTCGGTGGCCGCACGCTTGAAAAAATTATGGATATGAAAGCTAAGAAATGACACCACACTTTACTCTCGCGGAACTGACCGCCACCAGCCACCGCCAGTTTGACAATACGCCAAACGACGCTGAACTAGCCAACTTGCAAAAGCTGGCTGAGTTTTTGGAGCAAGTCAAGACGCTGCTGGACGGCAAGCCAATTATGATTAACAGTGCCTTCAGGTCTAAGCAAGTCAACGACAGCGTAGGCAGCAAGGACACCAGCCAGCACCGTCTGGGCTACGCGGCTGACTTCAAGGTGCCGGGCATGACGCCAGACCAAGTTGTGCGGGCCATCATTGACTCTGACTTGCAGTTTGACCAGATCATCCGTGAGTTTGACGCTTGGACGCACATCAGCATCAGCCCCTACCCTCGCCGTCAGGCGCTGATCATTGACCGCGCTGGGACTCGACCTTTCGCATAAGCGCTCGGTACGCCTCAATGGCGTCCTTGAGGTCGCACTGAAGCTGCTGAATCCGGTCGTCTTGCTCAACCATCTTTGCGTTCGCTTCTTGGGCGAACTGTGCTAGGTTTTCTTGAGTCCAAGTTTTGAAGTTTGACATGTTCTTCCGTTATGAATTTATGGCCGTTGCCGCACTCTCGGCGGCGTAGTGTATAGCCTTCCTTGTTTCGCGTGTCGCTGACAGTTGTCCATGTGTTGCAAGTTGGGCACTTCAAGCGTTCTTCTCCTCAATCGTGTAAAACCAGTCATCGCCAGCGCTCCACTTGCGTGTGCCGTCAACGGTGTAGAAGAACTTAAACGCTTGGAAGTCGGGGAACTTTGTCTCGGCGGGGATCAGGCTCTGGTCGTACCACAAGCAGCGGTTGTTGGGCTGGCAGGCAAACTGACCATTGTCCAACATGATCCAGTTGAACGACTTGTGTTCTTCGGCCTGTTCGGTAAAGCCAGTGTCCAGCGCCATTTCATCAGCGCAGAAGTCTACAGTGAACATGTACCGCCCAAAGTGCCACTGCTTGTCTTTGCCCAAGAATTTGACGCCTAGATTGCGTAGCCCGATCTTTTCCACGATGGTAAACCGATAGCCCATGCAGTCCCAAAGCTGGAGCGCATCAATCGGTAGGTCGCCGTAGTCATCCTTCCAGACATACGCATGGATGGGCAGCTTGTCGTACAACGCCCCGTAGTTGGGCAGTAGCGACTCAATGCGGAACACCTGGCCGCGCAGGGCTTTCAGGCTGACCCAGATGGCTGGCTCCAACTCGCCATGCCCCTTGGTGAAGTTGTACAAAAACTCGCGCTTGACAAAGCATTTGATGGGTGGCAGCGATGCAATGATGTAGCTCATGTGTTCCCCTGCGGTGGTGTGCATGTGTGAATTGTGGTCGGGTCAGCAGTGCGCTTGCCGCACCTTGGGCAGAAGTTGCGCTCCTCTGGCTGTGCTGCGGGTGGATAGTTGTTGCTACTGCAAGCCACACATTCGTAAAGTACTGCTGCTTTGCATTCGGGGCAGGTAGGCTCCTGCTCTGGCTGTGCCGAGGCTTCTTTAATTGCCTTGATGGCTTCGTTTACATGGCGGTTTTGTGTGTACTGTAATTTCACAACATCAAGCGCCTCCAGCGCCAGCTTCAGTGCTTCGTCTTTAGTCATGCTTGTCCCCTTGCTCGGATGGCATACGCACGATTTTCACAGGCTTGATCCCATGCGCTACTGTCCCAATCGGTTGCGTTGTTAATTCCGTCATCACACACCTTCGCACACGCCTCACGCTCTGCTGCTGCGACAAGGTCGGCAAACTTAAACATAGATTCGGCTGTTTCAAAACTTGCATTCGCCTCTCGCGCCATGCGGATGATGTCTTCTTGTTTCATATCAGTAAACTCCAAATCCAAACGCCAGTGAAGAACAGCGCCAAGCAGATCGTCAACAGCACTGCAAAAATACACCAGAGCATGAACGCGCCAATCTTGTGCCATGTGTCCGACACCGGCTCGATGTCCTCCGGCACCACGGGCCACGGCCTAACCTTGCGGGTTTCTAGTTCCGCATCTGTGAATTGGCAACTCCACAAGCACTGTGGGCTATGGGGGCAAATTCCCCCTGCATCGCATGTTCTGTTCATGTTGGCTCCTCAGTTTTACCCAAGTACGCCTTCAGGCGCTTGACTCGGTTCTTGTTATAAGTCACCATCGACTGCGCGTACTCGACGCCTGTTTCAGCCCTCAACAAATCATGTTCGGCATGGATTAGTTCATGCGCTATAGCTTGTGCTGGCGTCACCGTCTTCAACATTAGCCTCAACTCTGTCCATAGGTACTTGATCATGGTTGCTTTGCCTCCTGTAGTAGTTCGATCCGTTCGCGGCTGACCCGCAGCGTGTTGTAGCGTTGGTGCAGGCGCTGCAAGACCGACACGCGGCGCTGGTTCTTGCGCTCCTCGGTCAACATCTCCAGCACCCGCGCCTCGTCCAGCGTCCGCAGTTCTGCGTTAAGACTTCGCCATGTGTTTGTCAATTTTGTACTCCAGTTGAATAATCGTTTTTGTTAATCTGAAGACAGTTCGCACCGCCGCGTTTGCTTCCCTGTCCCGTATCTTTAACTCAGCCCGCGCCGCCTTTAGCTGCGCCTTCCATAAATCAATCCGTCTCATTTCAAAGCCTCCAATGCAATGTCCGACAATGTGCGCTTGTCGTGTAGCGCGCCCCAAATCTTCTCGTCAACCGTCTTGTGCGTCAGCAAGATGTAGCACCAGACCGCATTCTTCTGGCCGCTGCGGTGCAGCCGCCCGATGGTCTGCTCGTAGAGTTCTAACGACCACGGCAGCGACAAGAACACGATGTGGTGCCCGCCGTGCTGTAGGTTGAGGCCGTGGCCGGCTGACTTCGGATGCACCAGCAGCAACTCGACCTGGCCGGCGTTCCAGCGCTCAATGGCGCTCTCGTCGTCCAGCGTCTGCGCGTGCGGAAACCGGCGCTTGAGTTCGGCCAGTTCTTCTTTGTACTGGTACACGACAATCGTGTTGGCCCGCTGGTTCTCGGCCAGCAAGTCCTCCAGCCGGTCAAACTTGTGCGGCGATAGCCAAACGGGGCCATTGTCGGTGTACAGAAACCCGCTGGCCATCTGTTGCAGCTTCTGCGTCACGACAGCCGCGTTGACGGCCACCACATCGTTCAGCACAAAGTCTTTCTTCATGGTGTTGTAATCAAGCATGTCCATGTCGCAGCGCAACTCGACCGTGTTTAGCGGCGGCAACTTGTCTTTGTAGTCGCCTGGCTCCAGTAGGTAGGTGGCCGGCTTGATGCGCTCCATGACTTGCGCCAGTGAGCCAGGGCGCGGCGCCCAATCGCCGTACTCTTTGTTGATCAGGATGAAGTACTGCTGCTGGAACGCGCCCTTTGACCGCCCCAATAGACTTTGATCAACGATCTTGCACTGGCCGAACACGTCCTCCAAGCCGTTGCTGGTGAAGCTGCCGGTCAAGCCCCAGCGGATGTTGATCTTGTCGATGACCTTGTTCAGCGCCTTGAACCGCGCGCCTGACGGGTTCTTCAGCTTGGTCAACTCGTCGTAGACGATGCCGTCAATGTGCGCTAGGTTCTGTGTCGCCAGCCACTGGATGTTGTCGTAGTTAGTCACGATGATCTGCGCGCCGCCGCCGAGCGCTGCTGCCCGTTGCGCCGGTGTGCCCACCGCCACGGCCAGCGTGATGTTAGGCGCCCATTTGGGCTGCTCGACCGGCCACACGTCCGTGCAGACGCGCTTGGGCGCCAACACTAAGAAGCGCTCGACCACACCCGCCTCTAGCATGTCTTGCATGGCTGTGAGCGTGATGGCCGTCTTGCCCGCGCCCACTGGCGCCAAGATCATGGCGCGGTCGTGTTCGTACAGGAAGTCAGCCGCCTGTTCTTGGTAGTCACGCAACTTCATTAAGCCACCCATTGATTTGTTCTTTGTTCCATAGGCATACGTAGTTCTGTTTCATGCGTGCCATGTCCGACATGAAAACTTTCTGCAAGGGCGACAGCCTGCCGCCTTCGGTCTTGACCTCAACAAACCATGTCTGGCCGTCTGGTAAGCAAACGATGCGGTCAGCCACACCACGGTGCGCGGGGCTGGTGAATTTGTAAGCTACACCGCCAATCGCTTTGACACGATCAACAAGGTAGCGTTCGATTTGTTTTTCAAGCATGTAAAAAAGTTTAGCACACTTTTATTTTTTATGCTACACTGAACGCCTCATCAACTAAAGGACAGTACATGCAACACTCAAAGATCGTAGGCGGTAGCACCGCCAAGCGCGTCATCAACTGCCCCGGCTCAGTGGCCTTGGTAGCCGAGATGCCGCCGCAGCCCAGTAGCAGCTACGCCGAAGAAGGCACACTACTGCACGATGAGATCAGCCGCTTTTTAGGTGATCTCGACTACAGGTTTACTTGCAGCCAAGAACTTATTCAAGACAAACTCTGGCCCGCCTTAGACTTGCTTGATGAAATAGACCCCGACAAGACGATGGAATACGCAGTCGAAACCCGTGTCGGCTTTGGTGATCTGCTGCCAGGTGTCTTTGGCTCGACCGACCTCATGGGCCGCATCGGCAACAAGGCGATCATTCTGGATTGGAAGTTTGGCGCTGGCGTGCCGGTGCCCGCCGAGGAGAACGAGCAGCTTATGTTCTACGCTGCTGCTGCCATGCGTACGCCCGAGGCGAAGTGGGTGTTTGATGGCGCAACAGAAGTTGAGTTGGTCATCATTCAGCCACCTACCATTAAGCGCTGGACGACCACCATTGAGCGCATCAAGCAATTCGAGCAAACCCTTATAAGGGCTGTCAAGATTGCAGAGCAGCCTGACGCGCCCCTGAAGAACGGCGACCACTGCCGCTGGTGCGCGGCCAAGCCAGTGTGCCCCGTGATGACTGGCGCCGTTGATAGGGCCGTTGCAATTAAGATGGATAAGATCGACGTTGACAAGATCGGCGCGTATCTACACAATGCAGACCTCTTGGAAGCGTGGATCAAAGACCTTCGCACTTTGGCCGAGGAGATGATGAAGAAGGGCAAGCCCGTTACGGGCTGGAAAGTAGTGCCTAAGCGTGCGACAAGATCGTGGGTCAAGGAAGAAGACGCGGTGCATTGGCTTGACGGCAAAGGTTTCGAGTCCAAAGACATCTACAGCAAAGAATTACTCAGCCCTGCTCAAATGGAGAAGTTGCTGAAAAAGAGCAAGTTGACACTGCCGCCCGAACTTGTGGTGGCGGTGTCTTCAGGCACCACAATTGCACCGGAGAGCGATCCTCGGCCAGCAGTTGTACTAATCGGGCAGCAGTTAAACGCCGCTCTTTCTAAATTAATGTAAAGGTAAAATCATGTCACTGACCGTTTTCAAATCCGCTGGCCTTCCAGCAGTCTCCTCCCTCGCTACTTCCCTGCGTTCTATCGCCACTGATGTTGGCCCAGCCGGCGTTGTCATCCTCAAGATGGATAAGACCGGGCATTGGGTGTTCGGTGCCGATCAGACCGAAGTCGAAGATGACGCCACATGGGCCGTCAATCCTTTCTCGTTTGTCCACGGCTTCATCGCTTGGGGTGACGGCGAAGTGCTTGGCGAGAAGATGGCAAGCGTTAGCCAGCCACTGCCTGAACTTGACATTGCACCGCCTAGCGCCAAAAAGGGCTGGGAGACGCAAGTCGGCATGTCGCTCAAGTGCTTGACCGGCGAAGACAAGGGCATGGAAGCGCGGTTCACCACCACATCCGTGGGCGGCAAGCGCGCCGTGCAAGCCTTGGCAGTTGCCTTGGCCGAACAAGTCGAGAAGGATCAGACCAAGCCTGTGGCCATCGTCAAGCTGAAGAAAGACCACTACGCGCACAAGTCCTACGGCAAGATTTACACGCCGGTCTTTAGCGTGGTCGAGTGGGTCGGCATGGACGCCGATGCTGAAGTAGAGCAAACGCCTGAAAGCGCGTTGACTGCTAGCGTAGTGGCTGATGAAGCCCCTGCGCCAGCCGGACGCCGCCGCCGCGCAGCGTAAGCCTTTCCTGATGCCCATTCGCAAGAGTGGGCATTGGAAAATGCTCTACCTAGACTTCGAAACCCGCAGCCACTGTGACCTTAAAAAGCACGGCGTCTACAACTACGCCCAACACGCATCGACCGAGGTGCTGTGCATGTCCTACGCCTTTGGCGACGAACCTGTACAGACATGGGTGCCTTTTTATACAGATGCTGATGGACGTGTACAAAAAACGGCGTTTCCTGTACAGGTTGCCAACCATACCGGCCTGATCTACGCCCACAACGCCGCGTTCGAGCGCCTGATCTTCTGGTACGTCTTGCAGATAGACTTTAAGTTGGAGCAGTTCTACTGCACCGCCTCGCAGGCCAGAGCCAACTGCGCGCCAGGATCACTTGAGGACGCTGGCCGGTTTGCCGGTGCCAGCATGAAGAAAGACCATCGCGGTAGCCAATTGATCCGGCTGCTGTGCGTGCCGCCGTTTCGTGAGGACGCCGCCCTGATGGCCGAGATGGTGGCCTACTGCGAACAGGACGTGCGCGCCATGCGGGCCATCAGCCAAGCCATGCGGCCACTGTCAGATCAAGAACTGTCTGACTATCACGTCAACGAGCGTATCAACGACCGTGGCGTGTTGGTGGACGCCCCGCTGTGCGCCGCTGCCGTGCGCTTTGCCGCTGCGGAAACAGAAGAAATCCAGCAGATCGTGGCCGAGGTGACCGAGGGCCAGATCACCAGCGTTCGCTCTCCTAAAATGCGCGAGTGGGTGCTAGAGCGTGTAGGCGACGAGGCCAAGAAGCTGATGTGGAACGGCGAGAAGTATTCGATCGACAAGACTGTGCGGGCTAACTTGCTTGCGATGGAGAACCACGATGAGATTCCGGCCCATGTTGCGGACGTTATTCAATGCGCGGACGACCTCTGGGCGTCTTCGGTTGCGAAATTCAGCCGCCTTGAGCAACTCGCCGATGAGGAGGATCACCGAGTCCGAGGCGCTTTCGTTTTTGCTGGAGGGTCTGCCACCGGACGTGCATCAAGCTATGGCGCACAGGTTCACAACTTTACCCGCAAATGCGCCAAAGACCCTGATGAAGTACGCAACGCTATGGTGCGCGGACACACAATCACTCCAAGATTTGGAAGACGCATTACTGATGTTCTCAAGTCAATGCTCCGGCCCTCACTGATAGCCAAGCCCGGTCATGTCCTGATTGCCTACGACTGGTCTGCCATTGAGGGCCGCGTGCATCCGTGGCTGTCTAAGTGCGCCGCCGGCGAGGCCAAGCTGGACGTGTTCCGCTCCGGCCTTGACCCGTACAAAGTCAATGCCACGGCCACCTTTCGTGTACCTTACGAGGCAGTGACCGGCGATCAGCGCCAGGTCGGCAAGGTGCAAGAGTTGGCCCTTGGCTTTTTAGGTGGTGCTGGCGCCTTTGAGGTATTCGGGCGCGCCTACGGCATACACCTGTCCGGCTCAGAAGTCCAGCGCGCCGTGGATGGCTGGCGTAGGGCAAACCCTTGGGCCATGCAGCACGGCAGCGCCTTGGAGGGCGCCTACATGCGCGCCATGCGAAATAAAAACCATGAATTTAGCGCGGGTCGGGTTACCTACATGTTTGACGGCCAGATGCTCTGGTACAGTCTTCCTTCCGGCAGGGTGCTGTGCTATCCCAACGCCAAATTTGACGACGAAGGCAATGTGACCTACACCAAAGCTGCTTGGAAACCCGCCGCCGATGCCAAAGAATGGCCGCGTGCCCGTTTATGGCGCGGCTTGGCTTGCGAGAACATAACGCAGGCCGCAGCCCATGACATCTTGCGCCATTCCATGCGTCAGATTGACGGAATAGTTTTACACGTTCACGATGAACTGGTTGTCGAGTGTCCGGCTCACGAGGCCGAGGCGACTGCTGCGGCTATGCACCGCGTCATGTGCGAACCACCAGCCTGGGCCGATGGCCTGCCGCTGGCGGCTGAAGGTGTGATCACAACAAGGTATTCGTAAAAAAAGCCCCCGTGGTTAGACGGGGGCTACAACTTCAAGGAGAGAACAACATGATCGAGTTTATAGCATCTTTGGCCCCAGAGGGCGAAACAGCCCTGATAGTCAGGCAAAAACCCAAATTAAAAGACGGAGCGTTGGATTTTCACGCCGATGGGGCTGTCAAGGCCACCTGGCCGGCGTTCCTGCCCAGCCACCGAATTAAGCAGGGCGAGTCATGGTACGGCAACACCGCCAGCTTTATCGTGGAGCGTTTCAAGGACGGCCATGTCAGCGCCAGCGCGGCCAACTGCGAGTACATCCTAGTGATGATGCTGGACGACATAGGCACCAAGAGCAAGACGCCGCCCCTGCCGCCGACATGGATCATGGAGACATCAGCCGGCTCGTTTCAGTGGGTCTACGCCTTCAACGAGCAGCCCACCAAGGCCGAGTTCAGCGCGGCCATCAAGGCCATTGCAGACGCCGGCTACACCGACCCTGGCTCCATCAACGCTGTGCGTAACTTCCGTCTGCCTGGTTCGGTCAACCTGAAGCCTGGGCGTGATAACTTTGAAGCCCGTCTGGTTGAGTTCCACCCAGAGCGCGACTACAGTTTGCCCGAGATATGCGCCGCGTTTGGCGTGACGCCGGCGGCTGCCGACACCCTGACCCTGCGCCCGATCCGTATCAGCGACGACGGCGCTGACGATGTGCTGGCGTGGCTGTCAACCCAAGGGCTGCTGCTGTCCAGACCCAACGCCGAGGGCTGGGCTGGGGTCATCTGCCCCAACAGTGAGCAGCACAGCGATGGCAACCCTGAGGGGCGCTACATGCCGGCCAATCGGGCGTACTGTTGCCTTCACGGCCACTGCGTTGATCTGGATTCCCGCACCTTCCTAGAATGGGTCGGCGACAACGGTGGCCCCAAGCACACGCCCGGGCTGCGTGAAGAACTGTTCACCGCTGCGATGGAGGGTGCGCTTGCCAAGCTGACGCCGAACGATGTCTTTACAGACGAAGCCGCCGAGCGCATTGCCGAGGTCGAGCGCAAAGAACTAGGCCGCGTCGAAAAGGCCGAATGGTACGACCGCTTCGCCTACATTCAAGACGACGAGTCCTATTTTGACATGCGCGACCGCCGCGAAATTTCCCGCCAGACCTTCAACGCCCTGTTCAGGCACATCAGTTGCAAGTCGATCCACACCGGGCGCAAGATCGAAGCGTCTGTCTGCTTCGACGAAAACCGGCAAGAAAAAGGCGCTAAGGCGTTGGTCGGCATTACCTACGCGGCCGGCGAGTCGGTCCTAGTTACCCGTGACGGCGACATCTACGGCAACCGCTGGCGTGACGCCCGCCCGCCGGTGGCCGCTGGCGACATCACCCCGTGGCTGGACCACTGCCGCAAGCTGGTGCCCGACGCCAAAGAGTTAGCGCATATCCTGGACGTGATGGCATTCAAGGTGCAGCACCCCGAGATAAAGATCAATCATGCCGTGCTGCATGGCGGCGACCAGGGGTCAGGCAAAGACACCATGTGGGCGCCGTTTATCTGGTCGGTGTGCGGCCCCCACCTAAAGAATCGGGGCTTGTTAGATAACGACACCATGTCGTCGCAGTTCGGGTATGCCCTTGAGTCTGAAATTTTAATTTTGAACGAGTTAAAAGAGCCGGACGCCAAGGAACGCCGCGCCCTAGCCAATAAACTAAAGCCCGTCATCGCAGCGCCGCCCGACATGCTGTCCGTCAATCGTAAGGGTTTACACCCGTACCAGATGGCCAACCGCATGTTCGTGCTGGCGTTTTCTAACGATCAAGTGCCGATCAGTTTGGACAGTCAGGACCGCCGCTGGATGTGCGTGTGGTCGCACGCGCCCATGATGGCGCCCGCCGCCGCCGCTAAGATGTGGGCATGGTACAAGGCCGGCGGTTTTGCCGCCATAGGGGCATGGCTGTACGCCCGCGACGTGTCCGCGTTTAACCCCGGCGCCGCCCCAATGATGACCGAGTTCAAGCTAAACCTGGTTGAGCACGGCCTATCAATGGCCGAGTCTTTTTTGGTCGAGGCCATGCGCCTGAAGGTCGGCGAGTTCTCCCGGGGCGTTATCGGTAGCCCGTTTCACGCGGTTTGCGACCGGCTGGCAGGGTCAGCGCCCGCCGGCGTTAAAGTGCCCCAGCAGGCCCTGCTGCACGCGTTTAAAGAGGCCGGTTGGGTTGATTGTGGCCGGCTCAAGTCCCGGGACTACGACACTAAAAAGCACATTTACTGCGCGCCCGACATGGCCGACAGACCCAAGTCAGAACTGCGCCGGCTGGTCGAGGACGCGCCGCCGTCCGCACTGGTCCGGGTGAAATAAAAAAAGGGGCCGTGTGGCCCCTTATAGTTTTAGAATAATTGCGAGTAGTGCGGCAGCTAAGACCGCCAGCGCTACGGCCATCGGGCGCGTTCCTCAAGTTCTTGCACAACCGCAGGGTCAATAATCGCCGTCACATTGACGCCGTTCAACCATGCACCGGTGAGCGTGTAAATGTCCGGCCAGCCCGGTTCATCCCATGTCGCCGGTTCGCCAGCTTCGAATTCAAAGTTGCATTCGAGGGTTAACCCCCGTACGGTGTAGGGTACGCCTTTCATATCACTACACCCCTTATCGCGTCGTCCCAGCCCCGGTTATATTCGCGGTTTTTAGCGTGGCGCGCGTCATACCCGGCGCCGCCGTACGCGTCCTCATAGCCCATTAAATAGTAGTTCATACGTCAACCCCTAAACTTTCCAGCAGCGCGCGCGCCTGCTCAATGGTGGCCGTGGCTTCGTCGGTTTCCCCGTGCGATAACTCGCAAAGGGCCGCATTCAGTAGCTGCAAAACTAACCCGTAGGACGGGACCCGCATATCAATCATGGCGCCACCTCCACAATTCGGTAATCGTCGGGGCTGTAGTCCGTTAAATCGCCCGTTTTGACAAAATGCGCGAGGTCCACCAAGTAGTCCGCTAATTCTGCGCGCGCGGCTTCGTAGGTTTCAAACGTGATTAAAACGTCGTCGTCGTCGGCGTCGGTCCAGACATTTTCCCAATTGGTGCACATGCGGGTTTGTACTTCGTAGGTCATGCTTCCACCTCTTCCAATACTTCGGGAATGGCCGGGTCCAGCCCGGCCGGCGTGCGATTTAACGCGGGTTCAATGGTGCAGGGCATTAGGTGCAGGCGCGAATGGTTCAGGGCCGTATAGGCCGTTATGTAGTCACTGGTGAGCATGCATTCAGGGTTAAACCGGGGATAATCCCGCTTGCTGCTGTCGTGTTTTGCTTCGCCCTTGGGCCGATCCAGCTTGGCGCCGCGCCGGCCCTTGGACTTATCTATTTTGGCCAATAGGTCCCGGATCGGCTCTGCATTCTCAGGCCGGACCGTGAACGAGCTTCGGCCGTGTTTAATTACTATCATGTGTTGCCCCTATCGTTGCCGGACGGATTGTCCGCACATGCGCCCGCTTGGCCGGCGCATGCACTGAAAATCAGATTTGCTTGAGCCGGATAACTTTTGCCATGGTTTTGCCATGGGCCGGGTAAGCGATAACAGGGACCGCCTTGTCGTAGCAGGCCCTGCAGCCACTACATTTACCGTCGTTTTCATAGGCCCGGCATAGTGTGACCATGGCCGGATCGACGCGCGAATCGGGCACGATGACGGATCCGTGCAGGCCCGGGGTAAAAACCCCGACAATAGAATCGGACGACGGCCGGACCACGACGTTAGGCAGGGCCTGCATGGCCTGCAGGACCATGGCAAATTTTGGAAACTTGTGCATGCGTGTGGGTAACCAATGCTTTACCCATGGCGTGCGGATCATAACGTCCAGCATTTTTTCCGCTAATGCTAAGCTGTACATGTCACCAGAATCAAACCACCGGAAATACCGGTCCCGTTCTAATTCTTGGACCATGTCGTCAACCCATTCGAATCGTTGCCAGTCCGTCCGGTTAAATTCCCGGGGCGCCTTAACATTGGCAAACCGATAATTTCCCGTCGTGGCGTAGCAACCTTTGCATGCGTCAACCAATACGCCCGGACTTTCGATCGATCCCGGGCACGTGTCCAAGGCCTGCAGGGACCAAGAGCGGATCCCGTCCAATTTTGACGTTACGCTAATTTTTGGCATGCTATGCCCCTTTCAATAATTGATTGACCCCGGCCACAAGTGATTCCATATCGCGCGCGAACCGGTTCGGTCCGCCCGTGTAGTCTTTCAAGTGTTCGGCCGTACGGTACAAATAACCAAGCGAGCCGCATCGTTCAGTGTTGACGTAAACAATGGCGCCGTTCAGTGATATAAACCCGCTACAGCCCCTTTTGTCGTCATTCACGCGGATATTTTTAAGTGCTACGGCATGCGCCGGGGAAAATTGGTTTTTTAGCTTGGTGGACAAAATTAGCATGCCAGGCCCCTTATTTGGTTAAAACGTCAAAATATGCGAGTGCTAAAACAAGGCCGGCCCCGGCAATTGCTAGCGCTAAGATTAAATCCAAAACGCCGTTATCGCGAATGTCGCACTTGGTGAAAATGTTGCGTTTGATCATGGTTTGCCCTTTGTTGAAAACTGTAGTGTAAACGATTTTGTTGCACTTGAACGGGTTTATTTTTACTACCCCTTCACATATATAGCATGAAAGAAACGTGCCAACGCTCGTAAGTGATTGATTTACATAGGGGCTCCAAAACCCTATGTAAACGATTAGCTTACAAAAATGTGGACCATGTGGGCAAATTTGCGGACTACGCGCGCGCCACAATTTGTCCACGTGGCGCGCCACTGAAAAAGGGGTTTGTGGACCATGTGGACAATGAAAAGAAGAAAAGTATTTAAGTCAGATATTGTATACAATACGTGTATACAATGTTATAGCCGACGGATTTAAAACCATGGTCCAAAGTGCCCACATTGTCCACACTTCGCCCACGCCAAAAAGCCCCGGCGCATGCATGTGGACCATGTGGACAATTTGCTTTTGCTTGGTCCACATTGTCCACGCATGCCCGGCCATGTGGCCACGCATGCCGGCCGTATGGCCATGTGGCCGGCCGACATGTGTGGACAAGTCCACATTGTCCACACATGCCGGACCGCCTGCCTGCCTGCCTGCCTGCCTGCCTGCCTGCCTGCCTGCCTGCCTGCCTGCCTGCCTGCCTGCCTGCCCGACATACATGTTAGTAAGTGCTTACATACCCTAGCTGTAAGTAAGTGCTCACTAACTTAGGGGGTGGGGGTAGGGCCGAGCGCCAGTGGGCCACGGTAGCGTAGGGGCTGCAAACAAAATTTTTTTTAATATAGAATCCAAGCACACGTACCAGTGGCTGGAGAATCCATGTTTTACTCGCTTCCATTTGAGGCGCGCAAAGTCGAAGCGACAGAGGCGCGCTTAAACCGAATCTACGATGCTGCCAAGTTGGGCCTCAAGGGCGACAGCTTGGCTATGGCTGCAGGCATGTTGCCCACCGAGTACCGCCAACTGTGCCAGCTTGACCCGATTGCCGAGGTCGCCGCGTTAAAGGGCAAGGCCGATGGCGAGATAGAAGCCTCACGCCAACTGCACAAAGCCGCCGCCGAGGGAGACGCCAAAGCCAGCCTGGCGATACTGCAGCATGTTCACGGCTGGGTCGCCAAGCAGGCCATCACCATCGACGTAGATCAGCGCATCTCGATCACCGCCGCCTTGGCCGAAGCCGAGCGGCGCGTCATGGACGTTATCGAGAACAACCCAAGTGAATACCTCACGCCAAAACTAGATGCAGTCCACCAAGTACAGCGCTGAAGACGAACAAGAGTTGATGGCGCGGCTTTGGTCGCCAGCGATCAAGGACAACCCGTTTGCGTTTGTAATGTTGACATTCCCGTGGGGCGTCAAGGGCACGCCGCTGGAGCATTTCACTGGCCCGCGCAAGTGGCAGCGCGAGGTCTTAACGGACATCGCAAACCACATCAAGCAGAACAACGGTAAGGTTGACTTTGATACCCTGCGAGAAGCGGTCGCGTCAGGCCGTGGTATTGGCAAGTCGGCCCTCGTCTCATGGCTGGTAATCTGGATGCTGTCCACGCGGATCGGTTCGACAACCATCGTGTCGGCCAACAGCGAGTCGCAGTTGCGTAAAGTGACATGGGCCGAAATCACCAAGTGGCTGGCGATGGGGCTGAACAGCCACTGGTTTGAAGTCAGCGCCACCAGCTTGCAGCCAGCCAAGTGGCTGACCGAGCTAGTCGAGCGCGACCTGCGTAAGGGCACTCGGTACTGGGGCGTCGAAGGCCGGCTGTGGTCGGCTGAGAATCCAGACGCGTTCGCGGGTGTCCACAACATGG